TAGCAGTACTAAGCAACATGAAGTACTGCTATTTTTAGTTAGAACATATAAAGGTGGTGAGTAACATTGACGAATATAGAAGAATTAGCACAAAAACTAACTAAGAAAGAACGCATATTCGCTGATGAATACGTTAAGACCACCAATGGAACACAAAGCGCAATTACTGCTGGATATTCAGAAAAGACGGCAAGTGTAACAGCTAGCAAAATGCTAAGAAAACCTAAGGTACGCCAATATATAGATGCAATCATGGATGAGCGCAGCAAAGACACAATCGCAACGGCTGATGAAGTACTGGAATACTTGACTAGGGTTGTGCGTGGTGAAGAAAAAGATGCGTTTGGCTTAGATGTATCTGTTGCCGATAAAACGAAAGCAGCTGAACTGTTAGGTAAAAGACATATGTTATTTACCGATAAGGTTAAGTTGGATGCAGAAATAGAGATTGATATATCAGACCGAATGAAACAAGCAAGGGTGAAATCAGATGAAGTACAACAAGGCACAACTGATTGATGCGTTGGGTTCTTTTACTCACGATCCATTAGGCTTTGTTTACTTTTCCTTCCCTTGGGGTGAAAAGGGAACACCGCTTGAAAAATTTGACGGCCCTGATGAGTGGCAAATCAAGATTTTAAAAAAGATTGGTGAAGAACTAAAGAAAGGTAAAAGCCTTTCAAAAGCAATAAAAATAGCAATCGCATCAGGTCACGGCATTGGTAAATCAACATTAGTATCATTTCTTATTCTGTTCGCTATGGCTACACATGAGAATACAAGAGGTGTAGTTACCGCTAATACTGAAAAGCAGTTGTCTTCTAAGACATGGTCTGAGTTAAGTAAATGGTACAACCTATTTATAGCTAAGGAGTTGTTTGTTTATACAGCTACTGCACTGTTTAGTGCTGATAAAAAGTATGAGAAAACATGGCGGATAGATGCTATTCCGTGGTCAGAAAGTAACCCTGATGCGTTCGCCGGTCTACACAATCAAGGCAATCGAATACTTATTATATTTGATGAGGCATCTTCTATAGCAGACATCATTTGGGAAGTAGCTGAGGGTGCTTTGACGGATAAGGAAACAGAAATAATATGGTGCGCCTTTGGTAACCCTACCAAAAATAGCGGTAGGTTTAGAGAGTGCTTTAGGCGATACCGAAATTTCTGGCATACAGAACAAATTGACAGTCGGACTGTTAAGGTTTCAAACAAAGCGGTGCTTAATGAGTGGGTAGAACTGTACGGAGAAGATAGTGATTTTGTGAAAGTTCGTGTTAGAGGTATATTCCCTAGTTCGTCTGATACACAGTTTATCTCCGCAGAAATAGCCGATGAGGCACAGAAACGGAACTATAAAGTTGGACAATTCAGCCATTTACCAACAATCATTGGTGTTGACCCAGCATGGACTGGTGGCGATACATTAGAAATCGTAATGCGTAATGGCTATTACATGAAATGCCTCGCAACCATTGAAAAGAATGACGATGATATGCGAATGGCAAATCTCATTGCACAGTTTGAGGACGAATACAAAGCTGATGCAGTATTCATAGACCAAGGGTACGGAACAGGAATTTACAGCATAGGTAAGTCGATGGGTAGACGATGGCGGCTAGTAGCTTTTGGTGGCGCTAGTCCTAATAATATGTATCTCAATATGCGTGCATATATGTGGGGTGAAATGAAAGAATGGCTAAAAGAGGGCGGTTCTATTCCACCTAATGACCAAGCACTCTACGATGATATTGTAGGGCCTGAGGCTATCATCGATAAGAATGGGCGAATACAACTGGAAAGTAAAAAGGACATGAAAGAGCGTGGCTTACCATCACCGAATAAAGGCGATGCATTAGCCTTGACCTTTGCATTCAGGGTCACTAAAAAAGTGAATGTTGGGAATAGGGTTCATGCTAATACAGAGTATGATCCATTTAAAAGATAAGGGGTGATTAAATGTGCATGTTAAGAAACAAAGTGCCTGACACACCGACACCAGCACCAGCACCAACGGTACAAACTGATGATGCTACTACAACAACAACTGGTGAAGAGTGGTTTGCAAAAAAACGAAAAGGCAAAAAGGGCTTTGATAGTACAATCTTATCTACTGCAACAACTGGCACTAAGAACACATTAGGGGGTTAGATATGCAAGGAACTATCCTGTCAACGCTTGCAAGGCAACCAACAAATACAGAGCCTAAGAAACGTGATTACACGAAGATTAAGGCTAAGTTTAATGCTATGTTCAATAATCGTCAAAAGTACATTCAGAAATGGAAAGATATTCGAGATTATCAATTACCTTTCCTTGGGTTATTTGATGATGAACAAGACCAATCGAAGGTCTACACCGATAAGATCAATAATGGTGTAGCGTGGGAGAGTTGCCAAATCTTTGCGAGCGGTGTAATGAGTGGCATGACACCACCTAGTAGAAAGTGGTTCAAGCTGACATTAGAAAATGCTGAACTAGCAGCTAATAGCCAAGTGAGTGAAGTGTTGGATGAACGAGAAGAGATACTATATGCAGTATTCGCTAAATCTAACTTTTACAATACAGTGCATCAAACCTATATGGAGTTGCCATTTGGTCAAGCACCTATGTCAATCATGCCAGATGCAAAAACTGGTGTTAGGTTTACATCTTATCCTATTGGTACATACGCATTAGAGTGTGGTAGCAATGGTGATGTAAATACATTTGGTAGAAAATACCGAATGACCGCAGACCAACTTGTAGAAGAGTTTGGTTATAATGCTTGCCCTGAAAAAGTGAAACGTGCATACGATGATGGCAAAGGTAACGCAAGTAACCACGTTGTATGTTGGTTGGTAATGCCAAACAAAGACCGCAACGGAAAACTAGGCAATAAGAATATGCCTTATTCCTCTATCTACTGGGTAGAGGATAGCAACACCGATGAAGTATTAAGACATAGTGGCTTTGAGGAGTGGTCTATTCCTATTGCTAGACATACCACTCATGATCTAAGTGGTTATGGTAAAGGTTGTGCATGGTTCGCACAGTCAGATGCACAGATGTTACAGTTGCTTGAAAAAGACTTAGTAACTGCTATCGAATTAGGTATTAAACCACCTATGAGTGCTACATCTGATGTAATCGGTAGTGTTAATCTTTTTCCGGGCGGTGTAACGGAAGTTGATACTGGCGGTAAGGTTGAACCAATATTCAATGTAGGCATTGATGTGGCCAACGTACAGGCTAAGATACAATTCGTATCTGAAAGTATAAAACGTGCCTATAGTGCTGACCTATTCTTAATGCTAGATAACCTAGATGCTGGACAAATGACCGCACGTGAGGTTATGGAGCGCACGCAAGAAAAGATGCAACAGCTAGGGCCTGTAGTTGAACGCTTACAAAGTGAGTTTCTAAACCCAATCATTGAGCGTACTTATGGCATCTTAGATAGAGCTGGAATATTTCCACCTATTGATGAACAGACTGCTGAAATGCTAAATGGCATGGATGTTAAGATTGAATACATATCTCCGTTAGCGCAAGCACAGAAAATGTCCTCATTGGTGAATATTGAACAGTACTATGCTTTCATTATGTCATTAGCACAAGGCAATGCGAACATCGTCCAAAAGTTCAACTTTGAAGAGGCGGCAGACATTTACGGTGTAAACCTCGGTGTACCAGCTAGGGTTATTCGTTCTAATGACGAGTACCAACAAATAATGGATCAACAACAACAAGCACAACAAGAGCAAGAGGAACAAGCACAAGCCTTACAACTGGCACAATTAGCACCTCAAATGGCTGGAGCAGCTAAACAAGCAACAGATGCAGCCAATGACGGAAACCCAGTAATGCAACAGTTAATGGGTATGGGGGTGTAGATGAAAAAAGTAAAAGATTATATGAGAGAGCGTGATGTAGACGCTTTGAACCACGTACTCAGTACTGAACTGGGTAGGTGGTTTTTTTGTCGAATTTTTGACCATACAGGTATTTTAAAACGTTCATTTACTGGTAACTCTGAAACTTATTTTAACGAAGGTAGGCGGAGTGTAGGAATAACGTATATGCAAATGCTTGGTGCTATCGGTGATGGTGTAGAGGGTGTAAAGAAATACCATCAAGCACAACTGGAATATATCAATCAACAAAAACTATTTAAAGATTTAGAAGAAAAAGGTGAATAACTATGGCTGATGATTTAACACAAGGCACGAATGATAACACAACGAGTGCAAATAGTGGAACACCACAAGAACCGCAAAGTACTATCTTGGGCGGAAATCAAGAACCGCCAACTAAACCAACACAACAAGAGCCATCTGTAGAGCCTACAACGCAAGAGCCTACAGATCCAATTACATATGATTTCTCACAAGCGTTTGAAAGTGGCGAAGTAGACCAAACAATCGCAGATGAGTTTTCTAAATTGCTAAATGGTGTAGGTGCTACACAAGAGCAAGCGGTAGAAATGGCTAAATTTGGTGAAAAGTATGCAACTGACCTTGTAACTGCTTATGAAACTAAAAAACAAGAGGCTTTAGTTGAGCAGTATGAGGGGTACAGAAAACACACCGAAGAGGTGTTGGGTAACAAATACGATGCAACCGTACAAAAAGCAGCAACTGGTGTGGAGTTAATTGAAAAGACAATTCCTAACATTCGTGAAGTATTAGCTGAAAATGGCTTGGGTAATCGTATTGAGGTTATCCAAATGTTTGAAAAAATCGCTGATATGGCTGCAGAAGATAACAACGCAGGTGGCGGTCAACCAACTGGCAGCACGCAGTCAGAAGATGCAATTAGACGCAATTTGTATCCAAGTATGTTCAAGTAAAAAGGAGAAAATAATTAATGGCTACAATCGGAACACAAAACCCTACTTTAATTGATTTGCAAAAGCGTATGGATCCTAACGGAAAAATCGCACAAATCATCGAACAATTAAACCAATCTAACGAAATTATTCAAGATATGACAATGATTGAATGTAACGATGGTACATCCAACAAAACAACTGTACGTACTGGTTTGCCTGAGGCTACGTGGCGAATGCTTTATGGCGGCGTACAACCTAGCAAATCTACTACAAAACAAATTACCGACACATGCGGTATGTTGGAGGCTTACTCCGAAGTAGATGCTAAGTTGGTTAAATTGTCTAATGACCCTGTAGCATTCCGTGCCACAGAAGATGCTGCATTTGTTGAGGCTATGGGTCAAGAAATCGCACGTACTATTTTCTACGGCGATGAAAGCACACCTGAAAAATTCGTTGGTTTATCCGCACGTTTTAACACATTAGATCCTAAGAAAGCTGATAGCGCTAAAAACATTATCGATGCTGGTGGTACTGCAAACCTTGCATCCATGTGGCTTGTAGGCTGGGGGCCTCTTACTGTACATGGTATTTATCCACGTGGTACAGAGGCTGGCTTACAACAAGAAGATAAAGGTAGAACAACAATCACTAAGCCTGATGGCTCTTTATTCGAGGCATATCGCACTCACTTTGAACAAAACATCGGTTTGTGCGTTCGTGATTGGCGCTATGTAGTGCGTATCGCAAATATCGATATGAAACAAATCAAGGAAGATATTTCCGCAGGCCCTAACTTGATTAACTTAATGATCCGTGCAGAAGAACGAATGCAATCTCTTACAGGCTGCCGTCCAGTATGGTACATGAACCAAGAATTGCGCACATTCTTACGTTTACAAAAGAACAAAGTACATGGTTCTACAATCACAGAAGATATGGAAATGGGTAAAATGGTTACACGTGCTAACGGCATTCCATTACGTAAAATCGATGCTTTGCTTTCCACAGAAGCACGTGTTACTGCTTAATTAATAGGGGGATAAACATATATGATTATTGATACTCAAAATACATTTTTTTGGAAAAAAGACATTACAACTAACACTAACTCCGATGTAGTGATGAATGGTAATGGTGGCGATGCAGACCCTAACTTATTCCTTGTAATTCGTGTTGACAAAACAGTAACCGGCACACCATTATTTAATGTATATACATCTGATAAAGATAATATGGCTGATGCGGTATTGTTGCATGGCATTACAATGGTAGCTAATGCACCAGCTGGCACAGAATACAAAGTGCGTTTAGCTAATGGTGGCAAGAAGTACATTAGAATTAATGCAAACAATATGACTGGCGGTACTATCTCCGCATTCTTAACAAGTGGTATTAACATTAAATAAGGTGGCTAACATGGAATATATCGCAAAAGTAACTTTGTATCACAATACAAAAGGTTTAATTGAAGAAGGACAAACAGTAGAACTTACAAAAGAAGAAGTAGCCGAATATGACAAAGACTACTTCAAAGATTTGTTTGAAACTGTTGGTGCAGAAGAAACTG